ATTTTAGTTTGATTTATAATTAAAAAATCACTTTTGCGAAACTCTGGTCAGAGTATCGAGATATGACTCCATTAAACCAGTAACTGGTTGTGCAATGGATTCTGAACTCTCGGAAATATTCTCTGAGTTGTCTCTTTGAGCACCGGCATTTTCTGGGAAATAAGAATTTCTCAGGGTTGCCAGTTTCTCACGATAGTTGTCTTCACTATCAAACTCAACATTTTCGGCAAGAGAAGCGAGTTTATCCTTCTGGGAAAGTGCTAGACCTTCGCAGACCTCGGAGAAGATTACGTCAGCAACCGACTCAGCTAATCTTTGATTAAGAGCAACATTAGATTTAATTTGCTCGTTGAGTTTATCTTCCATTTCATCTAATTTCTCTACCATTGCGGTAGTTACATCATATTTTTCTTCAGGGATTGTTACATAATGATCTTCAAAAAGACTTCTCATTCCAGTCAGGAATGATTCGGTCATTTCTGCCTTGAGACCTTGCTCAATTGCGAGTTGATTTTCGGAAATCCACTCTGAAGCAACATACTCAAGGTATGCATCAACTCTATCAGTCAGTTCTTCTTTGATAAGAGTAACTTCTTCTTCGAGAGTTGTTTCATATTGTGCTTTCAGTTCTTCTTGAACTTCGGCAACTTTTGTCTTGATAGCAGCTTCAAAAATGGTACGTGCTTTCTCTTGGAATTCTTCAGAGAGTTCTTCACCGGCAAGCAATGCATCAACATCTTCTTCGATGCTGTACTCTGCTTCTGGTGCTTGCTCTTCTTCAGATACAACTTCTTCTTCAGAAGTTTCTTCCTCGGAAACTACATCTTCGGCAGATGCAGTGGTCTCTTCTTCTTCGACTACTTCACCTTCGACTTGCTCCTCTTCCTTCATACCCTTAGGCATGGGTTCAGCAGGTTTAGCACCCCTATTCACAATGTCTTTGACAGTTGCGATTTTGGGTTCTGCAAGTTTAGCAGAGTTGTCGTCTACTTTATAGTTTTCTGGAGTAGGGCCACCGAGATCTTCGTAACTGCCAGTTTGACCAGGGGTCGAAACACCGGAAGCATTGCTTCCGGATTTTGGCATTGCCTCAGATGCAGCAGCTCCTTTAGTTACTACGTTTTCCATTTCTTGTAAATTGCTACCAACGGACATTTGATTTTATTAGATTTTTATACTAATATATTTATTTATAATTTAAAGATTTGATAAGAATTCGTTGAACAAGTTTAACTTATGTTCATCGAGAATTCTTTGATCAACGAGAGTATTAATTCTCTTCTGAGTTCTTTCTGCAAGTTGCTCACGAAGAATTCCTCCTTCCCAAATCCACTCTTTTCCTTCCATAATTCCTGATACAAATGCATCAGGTGCAGAAGGATCGGCAACGATATCAGCAGCAGTTGCTAACATGAAATCTTCACCAACAACTTTTATACCACCACGGTCTTCTTTTAATGAACCAACACCACGAGAAGAAACTCCAAGCATCACACCTTCATCTAAAAGTGAAGATGCAATTTTACCCATAGGAGTATTAAGGATTTGTGCCTTACCTCTGAAATTACTACCCTCTTGAGTAAGTGAAGTAATCTTATGTGAAACACGGTCAAGATTTACTGTAGGTCCATCAGGATGACCAAGTTCTCCAAGAGCACGTCCCTTTTGGACGAATGCCTCATTATATCTTTTTACTTCACGAGAAAGAGTTTCCATAGGATACATTCTTCCATTACGATTTTTGAGATTACCTTGTAGGAAAACTCCTTCAATATAAAGTTTCTTATTAGAACCTTTACCTTCGGTAATAATCTTTACGTTTGAAATTTCTTCTGTGATAAGTTTCATTTGTATTAACCTGTAAATCCTACTTTAAATCCTACAACTCCTGCAGCAGATGCAGAAATTAAATCTTGAGCACCTTTCTCAAAAAATTCAATTCGATCAGCTGGAAGTGTCACTGTTGCAGTGCTTGCATAACCAGTTGTGGTACTTTTTGCAACACTGACAGTAACATCTGCAGCAGTATTATTGAATACTCTAACAACAGTTGCATTACCTAAAGAGGTTGCTGTGTTTAGTTGAACTTCTGTTCCAATGCCAACCAATAAAGTTCTTGTCATTATTCTTCCCCTTCGGAATTATCTTGCTGGTCATCAAACATGGATGCGCCAACTGTTGGACGAATAGTATTAATACGTTCTGCTGCTTTTGCATACAAAACATCTTTAATTCTGTCACTAATATCAGATGCCGACGAATCGGATCCGACTAAATTTACAATTTCTTCCATGAAAATTTAATATATGTATATTTTATATTTATATCTCGGCAGCTTTACCGTCTACTTCAGTCATGCCACCATCTACTTCAGGTTCCATCGGAACATCACCCATCATTCCCTGCTCACCTTCTTGTGGTAATGGTTCTCCAGTTATTGGATCCATTGCACTTGGATCGGGAATAATTCCATCTTTGATTTCTTGTTCAATTTGCTCATCCATTTCAACCATCTCTCCATCAGTCTGACGAAGAACTTTACTACGAACCCAATGAGTTGAATAATACTTACCAATATAAGGTTCAATAGTTGCAAGAACACCAAGTCTCTCATTCAACATTTCTGTTTCTTTCAGTTCTGCAAACTGATTATCATATAAGAAATCATATTGAATATGATCACTAATTCTATCCCAGTCTTCTACAGAAACAATATTCTTAAGAATGAGTTGAGTCTTCAACATGTCATTAAACATCTGAGCAAATCTCTTTCTTAGACGACCAACAAACTTGGCAAACTTAAGTTCATCTCTTAAGATTTCAGAAGAACGACCAAGATTAAATCCACCATCAGCAGCAATTCTTGATTCTGGAACTCCAAGTGCTCTATAAAGTTTCTTTTGGAAATACTCAATATCGGCAAGTTCTCCTAAGTTTTGTCCACCAGGAAGAGTTGTAATCTCAGTTCCTCTACCACCTTCTCTTCTAGGAAGCCAGAAGTCTTCCATCATACTCATAAATTTACGATCATCACGGATTTCTCCGGTATTCGCATCATAAACTTGCTTGTTACGATAACGATTCATAACATCACGAAGATATTGTTCTGCCTTTACCTTAGGAAGATTGCCAACATCAATGTAAAAAATACGACGTTCTGGTGCTCTAGATAATCTATAGATGACCAAAGAATCTTCAATCATTCTAAGTTGATTGAGTGCCTTGATTGCTTTATGAAGATATGAAAGAACAGAACCTTTATTTCTATCTACAAGACCTGAAGTACAATATGTAATTGCATCTTTTGCAATTTTAGTTCCTTTATTTCCACCACCACCAGTTAAGTTTCCTGTTGGATAGTTTGGTTTTGGTGTATATACGAAATACTCTTCAATTTCTGGAGCAATACCATTTTTCTGTTCGTCACGACCAGCAATATTTGGTCCAATAACATTCTTATCTTGCTTCTTCTCTTGGCGGACAAACCGCATCTTCATTGGGTCGATATACCTCAGTTCTTTAATTCCTTCCTGAGGATTTTTGAGATCGATTACCTTATGATAATAAAGTCTTCCATCAACATACCAATTTCTAAAAATTTCGTGCGACTTCTTATCAAAATCTAAAATTTCTTTGATATACTTAAATTCTTGTCTAATTGCTTTCTTTAAATTGTCCGTAGCATTTAAATTAGACAATTCAATTTCAATTGGAGAATCATAAAGATCACTCACAATTGCTTCATTTACAACATCTTCGATAGCACCATCCGCTTCTGGATGTAGTGACATCTCTCTATATCTTTTGATTAAATCAAATTCTGTTCTATATTGTCCTTCAATATCTACATATGAACCATAAAATCCACTCGCAATATAGTTATCAACCCCATCCTCGTTATTCACGGGGACAGGGGAAACTATAGATTTGGATTTCTTTTCTGTATCATCAATAGAAAAACCAAAAAGTTTTGCCATATTATAAACTAACTTAGACTACTATTTTATTATTTAGGAGATATTTTCACCACCTGCCTGAGCAGATGATCCTCTAAATGCTTCCCAATAATGAACTTGCATTTCTACCGTGAACTCCTGAATAGTATCAGTAGTCTCATAACTTAAATCAATTGTAGAAACATTGGTTGGAAAAATGTCCCAGAACTTATAAGCTCTAAGAACAGAACCATCACGATCAAGTTGATTTACAATTGCATCCTTATGATAGTCTGCTGGATTTGTAAGTCCTGTTGCATCAGTCATTTTATTGATTGAATTCATCCACTTTTCAAAAGCAGAACGAATTGAAAAATCAACGTCATTAATAACTGTAATTGTCCAAGTTTCGAATGTTCTGTCACCTGCGACCTTTAGAATTCTACCTCTAAAAGGAATATCTACAGGGGCAATTGTGGAGGCGGGCAATGCCGCTGCCTTCACAAGAAACCTTGATTTTTGGAGAACATCACTATCAATAGCAACCGCAGAAGGGAATGCTAATACAACTTCAAATAAATTTGGTCTTGCACCACCACCAGTTAATTTACTCTTAAAATCACTGATTGTTCTTACTGGTGAGGTATTTTGTTGTTGGCGACTAGGCATTTTTTTCTTTTAACCTCTAAATTAAACGTTACCGATTACTTCTTCAAATGAAACACCAGTTCTGGTGGCAACAAACGTAAGACCGATGAAGTTGATTGATCTTGCGGGTTTGATAAAGATATCTGCTATAAACTCATTATTATCTATAATAGCAGCAGTGTTATTTGTTTCATCACAAACAACAACATAATCTTGAATACCTCGTTTTGCCTGAACATCACGGAGGAATGGTTCAACAATATTTACAAAGTTAGTTCTTGTAATCTCATCGTTGAACTCAAAAAGTTGATCTCTTGCCGCAGCAGATATTGCATCTTCAAGGTAGATAAACAAACGACGGACATTGATACGATCAAATGCCGATGCTTTTGCAAGTCCAGTCTTATCACCAAAAAGTGTAATTCCACCACCAGGAGAAACAATAACTGGATTGATTCTATCAGAATACAATCTATCTCTTTGTGTTTGAGAAGGATTATATGTGAGTTTGACCGCATTTAATACTGAACCTCTTGTAGTTCCAGCAGGTGAGAACCAAGGGAAGTTATCAATATCATTACGGGCACAAATACCTGCAATGTCTCCATTTAGTGGGATATAACGGAATGTATTTGAGAATCTATCAAACATGTACTTATAACCACTATCAAACACTGCATAAGAAGATGAAGTGATTGGTGAATAATAATCTAGTACATTATTAGTAATTGTTTCATCATTCTCGACTGTTACAGTTCCGACATCAGTATCAGTGATGAATGCTTTTCTATATGGTGAAATGAATGCAAGAGCATCTTTTCTTACATTTGCAACTCCAATCAGATGAGTTGCAAGTGCCTGTGCACTTTCTTTTTCATAATTTGCAGATCCCATCATGAGGAAATCTACTTTATAATTCTCTGTGTTTTCAAATAAACTATATCCGGAAACTAATTTGCTTAGATCAACCGAAAGTGCTTCACTACCACTAATTGTATCCTTGCCATCATAATTTTTACCACCATCAAAAACTTCATTCTTATTTCCAGAAGCAGCAAATATTACTCCATCTGCTGTCTGATCCCATACTCCAGAAGTAGAAGTTACGCCAGTAAATCCTGAAGAATATCCAGTTGTAGTAACTCCTGCTGGTTCATCTCCACCAAAGATAAATGCTGAATTGGTCTTTAAGTAAGATCTCCAATAAGATGGAGATCCAGCAGAGAATTCTGCATCTTTTGCTTTAGATAGATTTAAGTGTTTCTCAAGAATAGTTCCAGGATTGCCGGTGACTTTACCTTCACCGTCAATCACAACAACATGAACTTCATCAAATCTAGATGCTCTATCTGCAGCATATTGTGAAGTTTCTGGACGACCTGCTATAGTATTCCAAGCTTGAGTTGAGGTAACAGTTGCTCCACCAACAGTTGAAGTAGAAATCGCAACTGTTTGTTGTGAGAACCAATCTTGTCTTCCAGTATATGAAGTTGAACCGTAAGATACTAATTGACCTTCACTATGAATAGCAACATTGCCACTATTAGAAAATGAGAATGATCCTCTTTCTTGATAATCTCTAGATGTTTCTGTTGCTCCATCAACTTGAGAAAGAACTTTTACACCAATCTGACCAACACCAACTTCAGTAATTATACCTTTTAAATGTCCTGTAAGATCTGTAACTTCTCCTGGTTCAATATTCTTTTTACCAACTAAAGTTTGGGTGATACCTGCACCAACTACAAGTGGTGCGGCAGTGAATGCGGTTGCTCCAAAATCAAGAGGAACAGTAATTCCACCTTCAGTGTTTGTTGTGGCTGGTGAAATAGTAATAGTATCAGTATTAGTAGAAATACCAATAACAGTGGTTCCTGTCGAAACAAAATTACCACGAATTTCTTGTCCGAGAGAGATTGAAGTAGTTGTAATACCAATCGTGGTTGCAGCACCGGTAGCAATCGTTGCTGATCTATTAGTAATTGCAGCAGTAAATACTGATACTCCAGTTGTGCTGATACCAGTCAGAATCTGATCTGCCTTACCATCAATAATAGCAACTCTAAGTCCATTTGCCCAAGATCCTGGATTCTTGGAAACAAATGTTTTACCGGCAATTACATTTTCGTCGTATTGAAGTTGATCGTAGTGCTCAATACTCTTAATTTTAATTGAACTTCCTGTGCCAACATAAGCATTTTGTAATTGATCATCATCTGCTCTCACAATTCTCATTGGAGCACCATATGCCATATATGATGAAGCAACAAGCCAATGCTCATAATGCTTATCATTAGAATACGGTTTACCGAAATTATCTAATAAATCTTTTTCTGATGTAATAACAGTTGGAAGATCTACGGGTCCTTGTGCAAAAGGTGCAACAAGACCACCTATTTTTGCAGAAGATGCATCAATTCTTCCTATTGTAAGGTCAACCTCCCTTACCTTTATCCCCGGAGATGCTAAATTTACTGGCATCTTGTGTGTTCCTCTCATCCAATTTACCTAAAAATATTTAGGAAAAGGGGTATTTCTAATGGGGAAACGGTGCGTGAATACTTACCAATCAGGATATTCCCATCTCAAATTACTCTTTCTACCTTTACTTACTCTTTCAACCGTACATTCTTTACACTCATATGAATATGATGATGCTAAGGTTTTTCTATCTTTTCTTGTAAGGTAGTAGTCATCTATTAAACTTTTAACTTCTCCACAAACTCTACATTTGCGATCAAAAAATAATAAGTGTTCTAGTTCTATCTCGTCATCAATGGACATTACCTATAATCCCACATATACGATCTATCTCCATATTCATCTGCATACCATCTATCCCCTGAATCATCTACAAAAGTTGTTTCACTATTAATTCCATCCTCAATAAATCCAAATGGGGCCATGTCCTGATCAATTTGATTCTTCTGCTCCTCATATATTCTCTTCCTTACATCATTCTCTGTCATCTCCTTAAAATATTCTTGTGCTACTAACCAGGAGAATATTACAAGACACATTGCCAAGTCATCATTACATCCTTCTTCTGCCTCAAAAGAATTTCCTTTTTGTGAAAATGTAGTTAGTTCTGATATAATTTCGTAATCAGATGCAAGTAATTTATCATCTTCTACAAGAGTTTTAAGATTTGAACATCCCAATTTTTTAACTGCAGAAGTTGTACGAACTCCAAGTTGAGTTTTTTTGCCAGAAAACCCTGTTCCCACTATCTGTCCATTTCTACCTCTCATAGTTGCCATTAAAATATTTTCATATTCCAAATCATATTGAAGAATACTAGCAACTTGATCACCAATATCATTAACCTCTATCAATAACCAGGATTGATTATAACCTTTTGCTACATCAAATATAATATTAGGAAATAACATCGGTTTGATTTCATTATTTCTATACTTTGCAACTACCTTATAAGGAAACTCTGTAATATCAAAAACAATAAATGCTGAGTAATCATTACCAAGTCCACGAGCAACATCAACCGTGATTAGATAATTGTGCTCTGGAATTGGATTTTCATAAACATCTAATCCGGCATTTCTTTGTATCGGATCTTCATAGACTAAAGTTTTGAGTTTTGATGGGTTGATAAGAGTATTAACAGAACCTAAAAACTCACATTCAAACTCAACCCGAAATTGTTGTTCCGATGTGTTTGCAATTGTTTGTTCTTTCCAAACAACATCTCTACCTGGAACTTCTGACCAGTGAACCTCTGTAGGAATATATTCGTTTTTATTTCTTTCTGCATCGTGCCACATACGGTAGAAATGATCATA